TTATGTTAAATGAACCACCTCGAATAGCAGAACTTGATGTTGCAGCTGCAAGTATCTTTGAACCATTTTCTAATTCAAGTGAACCTTTGTTCCAATTTAAGACACCTTGTTGTAACCATTTAGGTAAATTTTCATATGCAAGTTGAAGTCTACCTAATAAATCTCTAGCAGTAGAACTCTTATTGGCAAGTATGGCCACATTGATATTGTCGTTAAATATAACTTGATGTAATAGATACGCAATGATAGTTGTTGATTTACCTGATTGTCTAGGCAGTTTACAGATAGAAAAACGATTATCGTGGAACGTCTTAACCATTTTTTCCTGAAAATCATACATATTAAAAGGAACTAATCCTTCATCAATATTTACAATTTTTGTATATGTTTTTACAAAATGTATAGGGTCTTCCATACATTTAGCAATCTCTCTTATTTGTTCTTCAGTATATTCTTGTTTGAGATTTGCTTTGTAAAGATTAGGATTACCTAAGTACGCTTCACTCATCATTTACCTTTTTAAAATTTTGATCTTCCTCAGACTGAACATCTTTATTTTTATTTTTCAACATTTTATGTAATTCAGCTGAAGAACCTACAAATAGTGCTTGTTTGATATTTGTACTTGTTTTATTAGGAACATCTTTTAGATTTTTTAATTTACTTTGTAAGTCTTGTAATTTATCTACAGTATCAGCAACCTGTTTAATTAAGTTACCTGCAACCTCATAGGCACGTGGATGTTGACTTTCATTTGCAATATCTAATATACCTTGTATTGCGTCTTGCCCTCTTTCAATTAGATTATAGTAATTTTCTCTACTATATTTGTAGTCGTTATCAATATCTTCTTTGTTCTTATCTTCTATTCTTGGAACAGGTGGAGTATATTCTTTTTTAACTACAGCCTTCGTAGCAGGCTTATCGTTAGAGATGCCAAGGGCTTCGTTTATTTTTTCGTCTATGCTCATAATTATTCATCACCATCATTTGTTGGATTATAGTTTTTAGAATCCGTATAGGTACTTATAGTTGTTGTAAACCCAAAGTCATCATTTGCGTCAGCTGATGTGGGATCTGGTACAACAACAACTCTTTCTTCTCTTTTAGGACCTCCTGATGTGTCTGTATATAAATCAGTTTGTGTTTCTTTAATAACGCTTTTAGAATAAACAGGACCATACAAATATGTTTTAGCAGTAAAACTTAAAGTATAGTTTACAGCTCTTCTTGTTGTAAATGCACCGTCATATGTGTCCTCATAATTAACACTATTTAAAGTTATAGGTACATCTCGTTTAATACCCATTTCAGGAATCGCATTAATTGTAACTGTATAATCTGGTTGAAAATAAGGCAACAACTGTTCTATTATTTGTAATCCATCCTCTGCTGTAGCAGTAAATGAATATAAATTAAATGATATATTGTAAGGTACAGGATTGTATTGATAATACATTTTACTTGCGTCTGAAGTATTAACATTTTTAAATTTACCAATCCTTTGTAATTTACGAGATGAGTCATAACCTATGCCTGATATTTCAAAACCCATACGTGGTAAAGTTATAGCCATTTCTCTTTGATCTAAATTAGGCTGTTGCTCTAATCTTACTAAAAACTTTTCTTTTGGTGAATATGCTAATGGTACTTTTATCTTTTGAATAACATCTCCATCACTATTTGTTCTATGAATAACAATGTTATTAAAAATTGTACCAAACGCTACAACTACTTTTCTTAATGACTCGTGGTAAAATTGTTTTCCAAACATTATTCGTCTACCTCACCAAATGGATTACGTTCCGTAAAATCTAATATATCATCATCCTGCGAATCATATGTATCATTGTCAGCATAATCTCTTGTTTGAGTGGCTAAATTAAAATCATCATTTTCTAATATTGCATAGTTATAATTACCTAAAATTGAGTCACTTGACTCAAGTAATAACCCACCACCATCTTCTAAAATTAGTTGATGTTGTAATGTATCTATTGACAACCTATCTTCAGCTTGATTAATTTCTGGCATACCAGTATCAAGTTTTTCTGAACTATATTCAAATCTAGTTGTTTTTAATTTATAAACTGGCAGATTACCTAATTGAAAGAAAGGCTCTTGGTCTTCAACAAACTGTATTTCAAAAAAACTATTCATTAAAGGAACGTAAATAACATCACCTTCGTTAGGTCTTCCTGTTTTTATAAGTGTTGCTAAACTGTCAACTTGATTTTGCCAACGTCTTTTTGAAATTACAAACGTTGTGTCTTCTCTTATTTCTAAACCAAATTTAGATACCAATTCTTGTTCACCTGCAAAACCCTCAGTTGTTTCAACATACATTTCTAACATATATGATTGATCAAATTTAGAAAGAGTATCCTCTCCTAAAACTAAATCGTGGTTAACTAATGTTCTTGGTAAGTAGTAACAATCGTGGCCGTAAATTCTTAGGCCTTCTATGATTAAATCTTCGTGTAATCTTTTTTCAGCATCGTTTCCGATTCCGTTGCCACCTTGGAAATAATGATTAACTGGCATGGCATTATCCTATCATATACGTTACAGGCGTTTCGTATGTGCCTCTTATTTCTTCTTCTAATTTTCGTATATCTTCTTGTGCTTCTTGGAATATCTGTTGACCATTTAATGTAACTCCACCGATCATAGTCACACCATTAAATTTTGAAAGGTTTGCACCCCATTGTCTTTTAAATAAGGCTGTAACGTATCTTTTTAAGTATATGTCATTATAAACATCTGTCATAACTGTAGGGTCTAGTTTTCTAAAACATTCAATTACAAGATACTCACCAACTGATATATCAGTTTTCCAATCCATATCTACAAACAACTTGTTGTTGTACTGATTAAATCTGATAGGTTTTTCACCTACCAATATGTGGTCTAAAAAATCTAAATGTCTTAATACCATATCATAATGAATAATTGATGTTGATGAAAAATCGTATAGATCGTTTAGTCTTAATTGGTATCTTATGTCAAATAAGTTTTGATTACCTCTATTTGAAAGAGGAAAAATTCTTGTTACTGCCAATACAGCTTCAGGTACTACTATAAAATTATTTTGTTCAGTCCACGTAGTAGTTACAGAATTTTTAGTTACACTTGAAGAAGTGTCTCCTGTAGGGGATTTAATTCTATCTACATCTGTTTGAGTAACTTGATATTTTAGATATGTTCTTTCAACACCATCATAATGATATTGAGCAAAGTATTGTAACGCTTCATCTAATCTATCTTCTAATTGATCATCATCTACGTTAATTTCAATAACAGGCTTACCTAATGTTCTTAAAGCGTACTGTTTTAATTCTTCTCTACTTGCTGGGTTGGCCATATTAATCCTTTATTACTATTTATATGATTTTCCATCTAGCAATTACACGTACCTATAGTAATCACAAAATAACGTTTTATGATGTAGATTAATAATTTTTACGTTGCAGAACCGTATAACGATTTAACTACAGATCCAGAAGAGTCTAAAATCTGTAACTGAACAGCACTATTCAAGTTTGATGAAGTCAAACCAGAAATTGTGTTTGAACCAGCAGCAATCGTTTTGTTTGTCAACGTTTGTGTTGAATCTAATAACGCAATACTAGCTGTATCTGATAAATCAGTTGAAGCGATTGAGATGTTTGCACTACCATCAAATGATTGACCAGCAATTGTTCTAGCAGTTTCAAGTGTAGTTGCTGTTGTAGCATTACCTTCTAGTGCTGCTACAATTGTACCACTTGCAATTGTTAAATCACCAGTGTCACTTGCAGTTGCAGTTGTAGTACCAAATATAAACTTATCAGCACTTTCATCCCAAGCCATAATCGCATTGTCACCAGTACTTCCTCTTTCGATTAAGATACCAGTATCGTTAGCGTTTGAAGCTGCACCAGAGTTTAACTCTATTAAGTTGTCACTAATTGTTGTGTTTGTAGAAGCAACAGTTGTAGTTGTTCCGTTTACAGTTAAGTTTCCTGTAACTGTTAAATTTGTTGAAACTGTTGTATCACCAGAAATAGTAACAGTATTACCTGAATTAGGATTAATCTCTATATTTCCACCATTGTAAACCGTAATATTACTTGTTGAGTTTTGTATGTATAAAGCACCTGTTCCAGCATTATCAATTACTGTCTGTGTAGAGTCAGCGTCACCATATTTAATATCATCAGATGATAAAGTAATATTACCTGTACCATTAGGATCTAAATTGATGTTTGCATTGGCAACGGATGATGCTAATGTAACACCACTAGTGTTATACAAAGTTGCAAAATTAGTAGAACTGCCTTCAGCACCAGTGGCAAAAATCACACCATTTCCTGGTGCGGATAATGTTATTGCAGATGCTTGAGGCAAACCAATATAACCATCCATCATTCCACCATTTGTTTTAAATACTAATCCAGAGCCACTTTGTATATCAATACCGCTATTACTATCCGTGATGAAAAGTTTTGTACCAGTGCTATAAATTTGTTGATCGTTGTCAGTACCAAGTCGTATTTCAACGTTATCAGCAAGTGTCATAGAAGTCCCTATCGCAGGACTTGTTAAAGTTTTATTAGTTAACGTTTGTGTTGCTGTTGTTCCAACAAATACACCATCAGCACCAGCCTCAAGTGCAGAATTAAATTGTGCAAAAGAACCTGATATTGTATTACTTCCTAAAGCAATAGTTTTATTAGTTAATGTTTGAGAACCAGTTAATGTTGCAACTGTACTATCAATGTTTAAAGTAATTGTATCTGTTGTAGCAGTTGATGATAATCCAGTACCACCAGCAATTGTGAAAGTATCTGTACCAACTGTAATTGTGTCTGTACCACTATCACCAGCAATTGACATATTTGAAGATATGGCAGCTGTACCAGCAGCAGTTAATCGTCCTTGAGCGTCAACTGTAAATGTTGGAATTGCAGTTGAAGAACCATAAGAACCAGCAGAAACAGCTGTGTCGTCTAGTGTTACTGTTAATGTGTTTGATGAACCAGATGTACTAATACCAGTTCCACCAGCAACTGTAAATGTTTCACTATCTAAATCAATTGATAATGCACCACCAGAGTCACCTTGGAAGTCTAAATCAGAAGCTGTAACTTGAGCGTCAACATATGCCTTAATAGATTGTTGAGTTGCAAGTTGTGTAGCAGAGTCAGATGCCATATTGTCTTCATCTAATATAGCAGTACCTGAAACACTTGTATTTAATACAGCACTTGTTAAAGTTTTGTTTGTTAAAGTATCTGTTGTTGCTTTACCAACTAATGTGTCAGTAGCGTCTGGAAGAGTAATTGTTCTATCAGCAGTAGGGTCACCTGCTGTTAAAGTTAATTCGTAATCGTCACTTGTACTACCTTCAAATACTAAAGCGTTTTGTACATCAATAGTAGTTGAGTTTACAGTAGTAGTTGTTCCTGATACTGTTAAGTTACCTGATACTGTTAAGTTATCATCAATTGTAACTGTACCACCAGCTGAATCTATAGTAAGATTTCCTGATGATGTGTCTATTTCGTTATTTCCTGTTACACCGATTTGAATGTTTCCTGATCCATCTCCAATGGTATCACCACCTGCAGTAGATCCATCGTGTAAACGAAGTTTATTTAAATCTGTATCTACCGTTAATTCACCGACTGAACCTGTATAGGCATCGTTTTCAGCAGTAGTACCTCTTCTTAATTGTAAAATTGTTGGCATTGTTGTTTTCTCCCTTTTTTAACAAACTAACTGTATTATTTATAATAATAAGTTATTTTACTCCCTATTTTTAATTTTAATTTTAAATATAACCAAAATCCACTATTCCAACTGCCGCAACAATTGTTCCCATATCAATAATATCGAAACCTGGATTTTCACAATCCGTTATTACTTGTTCTAAAGAAACCCCAAAAGCATCTACTGGTGAATTATTAACTCCAGCTTCACCACCACCTAAATAAATTGTTTGTACTGCTGATTTGTCTAAAGAAGTAGCCTTCATTTCAGCAAATCTAACTTTACTACTATCTACATTGTTTCCTATATAAGCCATTTAATTTCCTTATGTTGAAATATCATCTACTGTACTTACAATAACGTCAAGTGAACTAGCAGTATTAGAAACGACTTTTAAAACGTCTCCACTTTTTACTACGTATTTAGCCCCACCATCTATTACTTGTAAAGCACCACCACTTTGAATTGGTGCACCTTTAACAAGGTACACATCATTTGAAGAGTCAGCATCATTTAATATTACATCAACTTTTATTTCAGCTGCTGTAATATTAGCGCATCCTATACCGATTATTGTGTCATAACTATCAGCCGTAAATACTGTTGTAGCTGAAGTTCCAACGTTTCTTGCTGTGTATCTTCTAAAATTCTGTGCCATATTTTCTCTCTCTTATATTTATATATTTATAATGCAATTGCCATAGCAATAGCAAAACCTTTTGTTGCTCTGTTATCTATTTGTGTTTGAATACTTGATGTAACACCATTTAAGTAATCAAATTCAGTATTACTTACTGTTCCAGATGAAATCTTAGCAGCGTCAATACCTGTTGTTAATTGACTATCTCCAATATTTGATATTGTGTTACTAGTTGCGTCAATTGTTTTGTTTGTTAGTGTATCTGTACTTGTAGCCGTAATATAAGACTGTAGATCACTAATTTGAGATTCTGTTACACTTAATGCTGCCTGGTGTTGCGTTACTGAACTTTCAGTTATATTTGCGTCAGGAACATTAGCCCAAGTTACTGAAGATGTCAAGTCGTTTGTTTCTGTAAACGAAGTTAAGTAACCAGCATCATTTGTCCATTGTGATATATTACCAGATTTATTTGTTAATGTATCCGTACTTGAAGCAGTAATATAACTTGCACCATTTGTTAACTGATTATTATTTGTAGGAATATCACTTACAAGTGCTACTGTACCTGTACTTGTTGGTAATGTCAAAGTACCTGTATTAGAAATTGTAGCAATTACTGGACTAGTTAAAGTTTTATTAGTTAAAGTTTGTGTTGCGTCATTCAAAGTTATGTTTGATGTATTTGATAAATCAGTTGAAGCAATTGTAATATTAGCAGTACCATCAAATGATTGACCAGCAATTGTTCTAGCAGTTTCTAATGCAGTAGCTGTGTCAGCATTACCTGTTACATCACCAGTTACATTTCCTGTTACGTTACCAGTTAAATCTCCTGTTACGTCACCAGTTACGTTACCAGTTAAAGCACCTTCAAATGTTCCAGCAACAAATGTTTCAGAACCAACAGTCCATTTATCTGATGTTTCGTTCCATAATAATGTTTTATTAGTATCATCACCACGTTCTATTTCGATACCAGCATTTTCTGTAGCAGAACCTGTAGCGTTTGAGTTTAGAACAATTGTATTATCAGCAAGATTAATTGTTTCTGTATTTACAGTTGTTGTTGAACCTGAAACTGTTAAGTTACCTGTTACAACTAAATTATTTCCTATTGTTACGTTGTCTGGTAAACCAACTGTTATTGTTCCAGAACTTTCTGATACTTCTATTTCGTTTGCAGTTCCAGAGAATGTAATTGTTCCACCTAAAGATGTATCAGTTGATGTAGAACCATCTGTAACAGTTATAACTGAGTTTGCAAGTTTGTCGTTACTAATTGAACCAGCTAACTGAGCATTTGTTATTGTACCAACTAGTGAACTTGTAGGATAATTTGTTGCGTCTGATAAATCAAAAGCTGGTGTTGCGTCTGAACCACCTAATGATAATTGAATACCACCATACGATACTGTAGAGTTTGCCAATTTAGCATTTGTAACTGAACTATCTACTAATTGTGAAGCGTTAATAGTTTTGTTTGTTAAAGTATCTGTACTTGAAGCTGTTATGTATGCACCTAAGTCAGAAATATCTGATTCAGTAATTGTAATAGTGTTATTTGCACTATCAATTGTTTTGTTTGTTAGTGTTTCTGTACCTGTTGTAGAAACCAACGTAGCGTCTGATACAGCAGTATTAAATTCAGCAAGAGTACCTGTTACAGTATTATTTGTTAAACTAATTGATTTATTTGTTAATGTATCAGTAGTAGCTCTACCAACTAATGTATCAGTTGAAGTAGGTAATGTTAATGTTCCTACGTTTGTAATTGTAGAAATTACTGGACTTGTTAACGTTTTATTAGTTAATGTTTCTGTTCCTGCTAATGAAGCAAAAGAACCATCCGATAATGCACTATTAAATTCAGCAAGTGAACCAGAAATTGTATTACTTCCTAAAGCAATAGTTTTGTTTTCTAAAGTATCAGCAGAGTCAGCTAAAATGTACGCTTGTAAATCTGAAATATCAGCTTCAACAACAGTAATTGTGTTACTTGCAGTATTGATTGTTTTACCTGTTAATGTTTCAGTACCAGCCAATGTAGCAAATGAACCATCTGATAAAGCACTATTAAATTGTGCTGTTGTACCTGTTAAAGTATTATCTGATAAGTTAATTGTTTTGTTTTGTAATGTATCAGTACTGTCAGCAAGTATATAAGATTGTAAATCAGATATATCTGCCTCAACAACAGTAATTGTGTTGTTAGCAGTGTCAATAGTCTTATTAGTTAACGTATCTGTAGTGTTTCTACCAACTAATGTGTCTGTAGATGATGGTAAAGTAATAGTTCCTGTATTTGAAATTGTAGCAATTACTGGACTTGTTAAAGTTTTGTTTGTTAACGTTTGTGATCCTGTTAATGTCGCAACAGTTGAATCAATATTAAACGTTACATTGTTTCCTGAACCAACTGTATCAATACCAGTTCCACCAGTAAATGATAACGTTTCAGTATCTAAATCTATTGCTAATGAACCACCTGTATCTGCTTGGAAGTCTAGGCCACTAGCAGTAACTTGAGCGTCAACATAAGCTTTAATTGCCTTAGCAGAAGCCACAGTATTATCACTAGCAGATACCGAAGCTAAATCAGTATCTAAAACACCAGCAGCAAAATCTGCAACCTCAATATTTGTAATTGAGTTACCAGTTCCATTTGCGTCAAATGTTTTATTTGTTAAAGTATCTGTAGATGAAGCAGTAATGAAAGCAGAATTAGTATTATCGTAATTTGCTAAATCATTATCAACAACTAAATCAATTGTTCCATCAGCGTCTTGGTATGAAGCAGTAATAAGTGTTTCTGTGTTACTACTAAACATTGCACCAGCAATGTCTTGTACTCTTTCAGCGTTTAGAGTTACAGCACCAGAAGTTACTGTAAAGTCTGTAGCGTTAAATGAAGCAACCCCTTTATTAGATGAAGTAGCTTCTTCAGCAGAAATTGTTAAAGTATCTGTTGCAGATACAACAGCGTCAATTCCTTCACCTGAAGTAATAGTTAATGTGTTACCTAAATCTAAATCTTGTGTATTTGAACCATCAGAAATTGTGATCTGGCTATTTGTTAATGAACTATTTCCAATATTTGTTAAAGTATTTGAAGCACCACTTATTGTTTTGTTAGTTAATGTTTCAGTTGTATCTCTTAATACAATTGTACCAGAAGCGTTTGGTAAATTAATTGTATTGTCAGCTGTAGGATCAACAGTTGTTAAAGTTGTTTCGTATGCGTCAGCACTTGCACCTTCAAATACAAATGCGTTTTGAATATTAACTGCTGTTGAGTTAACTGTAGTTGTAGTACCGTTAACTGTTAAGTTTCCTGTAATTGTAGTATCGCCTGTTACAGATAAATTGTTTCCAATTGTAACATCATCTGGTAAACCAATTGTTAAAGTATCACCAGATACACTTGTTTCTATTTCGTTTGCAGTTCCTGAAACAGTAATAGTGTCGCCTAAATCTATAGCATTTGTACCACTATCACCCGAAAGTGTAATTGTAGAATTTGTTAATGAAGCATTACCGATACTTGTTAAAGTATTTGAAGCACCACTTATTGTTTTATTTGTAAGTGTTTGTGTGCCTGTTGTAGTTACAAATGAACTTGGTAACGTTACAGTATTAGATGATAAATCTAAAGTAGTTGCTAATTTAGCAACAGTAACAGCATTGTTTGCAATTTTACCTTCAGTTACATTTAAGTCAGCAATTTTAGCTGTTGTAACTTGGTCATCGCCAATGTGTTGAGTATCAATTGAACCATCTACGTAATGCTCTGAATTTATACTGTCATCAGCAATTTTTGTTCCATCAACTGAGTCAGCACCTAATTTAGCATTAGTAACAGCCGAATCATTTATTTTAGCAGTAGTTACAGCAAGATTATCTATTTTAGCTGTTTCAACAGCAGCGTCTGCTAATTGTAATGTGTCAACACCACCGTTATCTATATTAAGTGTAATAGCATTTCCACTACTTGCACTTGTTAATCCTGTACCACCTAAAACTGACAAAGTTTCTGTGTCTAAATCTATTGAACCTGTACCACTATCACCAGCAATTGCCAATGCACTAGCAGTTACTTGCTCATCTACGTAAGCCTTAATTGCTTTTGCAGAAGCAAGTGTGTTATCACTTACAGATACACTTGAAAAAGTTGTATCTAAAACACCAGCTGCTAAATCAGCAACCTCGATGTTTGAAATTGAGTTACCAGTTCCGTTTGCGTCAAACGTTTTGTTTGTAAGTGTTGATGTGGATGAAGCTGTTATGAAACCAGAAGATGAGTTATCGTAGTTTGCTAGATTACTATCTACAACTAAATCTATTGTACCGTCAACATCTTGGTAAGTTGCTGTAATTAATGTTTCAGTATTTGAACTGAACATTGCACCAGCAATATCTTGTATTCTTTCTGTTTGTAAAGTAACATTTCCTGAAGATACTGAAAAGTCTGTAGCATTAAATGAAGCCAAACCTTTGTTTGTATCTGTAGCGTCTTCTCCAGTAATTGTTAAAGTATTTGAAGCAATTTCTGTTGTAATACCTTCACCGTTTGCAATTATTAATGTTTCTCCAAGAGCAACAGCGTCTGAACTTGAATCACTTCCTTGAATAGTAATTGTAGAATTACTTAAAGATGAATTATCAATGTTGGATAAAGTGTTACTTGAACCACTAATTGTTTTATTAGTTAATGTGTCCGATGTAGCTCTTCCAACTAATGTGTCTGAACTTGTAGGAAGTGTTAATGTTCCTGTATTTGAAATTGTAGAAATAACAGGAGTAGTTAAAGTTTTGTTTGTTAATGTTTGTGAAGCAGTTGTTGATACTAAAGTAGCATCCTGAACAGCCGTATTAAATTCAGCAAATGTGCCTGTAACAGTATTTGAATCTAAATCAATTGTTTTATTTGATAAAGTTTTAGTGTTATTAGTTGATAGAATATCACTACCACCTAATGTAGCAGTTGTAGCTTCTAAATTGGCAACTAATGTTCCTGTTGTAATTGTTAAATCACCAGATGTTGCACCAGTAAATGTACCAGTACCTACAATAAACTTGTCAGCACTTTCGTCAAATCCGATAAATGCGTTATTACTATCTCCTCTTTCAATTACGATACCAGCGTCATTAGCAGGTGTTCCTGTTGTACCAGTTGCTAATTCTAATATTGAATCTGAAACAGTTGTGTTTGTTGTATTAACTGTTGTAGTAGTTCCATTTACAGTTAAGTTTCCTGTAACTGTTAAATTTCTACTTACGCTTAAATCTTGTCCTATTGTTACATCACTTGGTAAACCAATAGTTAATGTATCACCTGATTGTGATGTTTCTATTTCGTTTGATGTACCTTGAATTGTTAAAGTATCACCTAAATCTATTGCTTGTGAACCTGAATCACCAGCAAGTGTAATTGTAGAATTAGTTAAAGACGCATTAGCAATGTCAGTTAAAGTGTTACTTGAACCACTAATTGTTTTATTAGTTAATGTTTGTGATGAATTTAAGTCAACAGCAGCACCAGAACCACCATCAATTGTTGTGCCTGCTGGTAATACTATTGCACTACCATCAGCAGTTATTGTAGCGTCTCCTAAATTAATAGAAGTACCACTTAAATATATATCTCTAAATTTAAATGATGATGAACCTAAATCGTATGTTTCATTTGTATCTGGTATTAAGTGACCAGCAATAGTTGTTGCACCTAAAGTTTTATTTGTTAAAGTATCTGTTGTAGCTCTACCAACTAACGTATCTGTTGATGTAGGTAATGTTAAAGTACCTGTATTAGAAATAGTTGAAATAACTGGACTTGTTAACGTTTTATTTGTTAAAGTATCTGTTGTATCTCTACCAACTAATGTGTCAGTTGAAGTAGGTAAAGTTAAAGTACCTGTGTTACTAATTGTAGAGATAATTGGTGATGTTAACGTTTTATTAGTTAATGTTTCTGTTCCTGCTAAAGAAGCAAATGAGCCATCTGATAAAGCAGAATTAAATTCTGATAAAGTACCTGTCAACGTGCCTTCAGATAAATCTAAAGTAATTGTGTTTGAAGCACTATCTATAGTTTTATTTGTAAGTGTTTCTGTTCCTGCTAAAGAAGCAAATGAGCCATCTGATAAAGCAGTATTAAATTCTGCTAATGTACCTGTTAATGTATTATTTGTTAAACTGATTGACTTATTAGTTAAAGTGTCTGTAGTATCTTTTAATACTATTGTACCTGTAGCGTCAGGTATAGTAACTGTTCTATCTGCCGTTGGATCAGCAACAGCTAAAGTTAATTCATTTTCATCAGCTGTTGCACCTTCAAAAACAATGTTGTTATCAATTGTTAATGTTGTAAATGCACCAGGT